CTCTGGGACGTGCAGAAGCCGTCACAGAGAACACCATCTTCACCAGCGGTACTGGTTCCTCGCAACCTCTGGGGATTATCGGCTCTGCCAATGCCTCAACCGTAGCGAACACCCTTGCAACCGCTGACACCGTTCTTCCTCCTGAATTGACCGCTTTTGTTGGTTATCTCGGCGGCGGATACAACGTGCCGAGCGAGTGCGGTTTCCTGATGGCAAATAAGACCAAATGGTACTTGCGCGGTGTGACATCATCCGCTGGTGCATTTGTGTACACCCCAACACCTGACGGTAATATCGGCGGCGATCAACTGCTTGGCTACAAAGTCGTTATTGATGACGATCTCGCTCCCTATACCACCAACGCCGCAAAGATCGTCGTTTTCGGCAATTGGAATTACTACGGTGTAGTCGAGAAGCCTGGCATGATCGTTCAACGCAACCCCTATCTGTACATGGCTAATGGTCAAGTCGGTATCTTCGCTTCAATCTTCCGAGGCGGACAAACCTTGCAGAAGGAAGCCTTCTACTATCTGACCAATCAGACCTAAGGCGGTGATGATATGAAAAGAGTCTCAGATAAAACAGAAGTAAAGTTGGCAGTAGCCAACTCCACGACAAGCGGTGCGATCACAGGCACAGCGATTGATGCCACAGGGTTCAGCCGAGCAAGGTTTATGTTTACCTTCGGCCTTCCTTTGGCAAACGGCAGCCTCGGCAGCCTCGGAATTTGGGCGGCTGCTGGTTCCAACAGTTCAGTGGCTGGCGCAACAACCTATGTGTCTATTTCATCCGCTCAACTGGTGGGTATGTCCAGCCTCGCGGTATCGAATCAAGTGGCGGTTATTGACATTGCCATTCCGCAAGGTTCGTTCTGGCTTTTGGCCTCTGGTACGGTATCAACCTCAAGCATTCCATTGAATGCGGTTGTTGAACTGTACGAACCCAACAAAGCCCCGCCTTCACACGCGGCAGTCCAGACCATTACGGTCAACTAATTTCAATGAGGGAGGCAGGGAAACTTGCCTCCCTTAGAAAGCAGAATAAATGAATATAACGCACTGGGTTCCTGCGGATTCAGAACCCCACTGGCCTTGTGTAAGTTCATGGATGAATCTTGAATTACCAAAGGGAACAAAAAGAACCTTTGTGAGAAGTAACTCAGGCAACGCCAAAGAACTGTACGAGTGGAATGAAGTTGTTGAACAATTTTTAGAGCGCGGTGACGAGTGGTTATTCAGCACTCACAACGATGTGGTGTTTGACCCCAAGACCCTGAAAAGGTTATTGAGTTGGGAGAAACCAATTGTCAGTGCGCTTATCTTTACAAGACAATCCCCGCCCGTTCCCCATATATGGAAAACATATGAGGACAAGAACAGGGCGATTGCACGAATACGAGACACACGCGAGTGGTTTATGGCGCACCCCGATTACATAAAGGGCGGCACATGGCTGATGAATCCAAGACCGAAAGAGGCACTTGTCGAGGTTGATTTCACAAGTACCGCCTGCATCCTGATACATCGCAGCGTATTGGAGAAGACAGAAAAGCCCTGGTTTGAGATGTGGAGCAACAGGGGCGGCGGTGAGGATGCCCGCTTCTTTCTAAAAGCGTTCCAGGCTGGCTTTAGAGGTTATGTTGATAGATCATGCGTTGCGGGTCATTTGGTAGGAGATATACCAGTCAGTAGTATGGATTTTATTATGTGGTCACAGGCAAGCGAGTACGTGGATACGGGAGAACCGCCAAAATGAAGATACTGCATTGGGTTCCCTCGTCAGGAGAAAGACCGTCATGGAAATGCGTGGAGTGTTGGAATAACCTTGAGATACCTGAAGGAGCAAGCAAGAAGTTTATCCGCAGTCTGCCAGGTGCAATCAAATGGCACTGGAACAGGGTTTGCAAGGACTTCCTTGACACTGACGCGGACTGGCTCTTTTCCACCCACCACGATGTTGTATTTGACACGGGTACATTGATGAGATTGTTGTCATGGGATAAGCCCCTTATATCGGCCTTGTTGTTTATGAGGAACTCCCCTGTCATTCCACATATATGGTCTAGTGAGGACAAGTCACTTAATGGGTACGTTCAAAAGATAAATGCAACGCGGGAGTGGTTTCAAAAGCACATAGATGCGGTAAGGTTTACCCCGTTTGTGATGGAAGAACGGCCTGATGATGCGCTTGTCTCGATTGGATTTACATCCACAGCCTGCACCCTCATTCACCGTTCAGTACTGGAAGGAATGCGGGAATTGATTGGAGATGACTGGTTCTTGACAGATCAAGAAGATGGCGGCGGAGAGGATCGCAGGTTCTTTGAATACGCAAGAGCGGCAGGATTTGAAAGCTATGTCGACCGTTCCTGCATTGCTGGTCACATCGTTGGAGATATTGCCACAAGTTCGGCGGACTTTATCGCATGGGATAGCGTCAGTATCTTTCAAGACCAATCGTTAGGAACTCCCGCAGGAGATGGAGAAAAATGACCCAACAAGTTGAAACTGCCACAGTCGTTGGAACCATCGGCGCAGGTGGCGCGGGTGATGCAACGGTAATAGTAACGGCGGCAAGGATGCCGAACAGCCCCAAGACCTTCTCGGTCGCGGTGGCTAATAATGACACAGCCTCGCAAGTGGCGGACAAGATACGAACCGCACTTGCTTTTGATGCGTCTGTAACTTCCACGTATGTGGTAAGCGGAGCGACTGACAAAGTTGTACTGACAGAGCATTTATCAAAGGCGAATGATTCTACACTGAACATATCCACAAACAACGGAACCTGTACAGGTTTGACCGCCGCCCCGACCAGCGCGAATACAATCGCGGGCGTTGGTATCACTGATGGATATTGCACACTGGCAGACTTGCGCTCATCCCCCGCACTCAATTTTGAGTCGTCCTACACTACCGATGACGCTCTACTTGCGGACATAATCACATCGGTATCACGGGCAATTGACCGCCAGTGTGGACGGTACTTCTACAAATCAGCAGCGCACGAGGTTAGATATTTCACGGCGGATAATTCCGAATATATCCAACCTGGAGACATCGTAAGCGTCACGACTCTCAAAACAGATGATGACGGTGACAGGGTCTATGAGAATACATGGGCTACAACCGATTATGATTTGGAAAGCTACAACGCCACAGCATATAGCGAAGACGAGCCATACTTCCAGATAAGGGTATCCCCGCAGGGAGATTACAACTTCCCCACTGGCAGGAAGGGCGTTGAGTTGGACGCGGTTTTCGGATGGCCTGCTGTTCCCGCGGTTATAAATCAGGTTTGTTTGTTATGGAGCGAGCGGGTTTATAAGAGACTGTCAACTCCTCTTGGCATTCAGGGAACAAGTCAGATCGGCGTTTCTTCGGTAAACATCCCAGCCCCTGACGGAGATATAAGGCAGATGCTAAAATATTACACGGTGCAATCATGACCCAGCCTGTTGAAAATGTGGTCACTGCGGTTGTCGCTTTGATAGACGGCGTGGCGGGATTGCAGCAAGTGCCAGTCAACCCGCCCGAAACGGTGAACGTTGCGACTTACGCATTGGTTTATGCGGAGAACGGCAACATTGACAACGGCGTAGTTGGGTCAAAGAAAGCCCTGCATAATATCAGCATTGATGTACTGACAAAGCGCACAGACTTGGCGCGGGATATGGGCAGAATCAAACCATTTGTGGACCTTATCCCCGCCGCTTTACTGGCAGATCCAACCCTCACAGGTACGGCACAGACCTTTGAGGGGTTGAGTTATGAGCTTATCACCCCTGAATATGCGGGAGTGGCGAACATTGGGTACAAGTTTATTTTGCAGAATGTGAAGATATTAACAGCGTTATGAGGTGAATATGTATAAATACATTGGTGACGGCTGGATACATGGAATACCAGCAAGGGACTTATCAGAAGATGAGTTTTACAAATTAACAAAGGAACAGCAAGAGGAGATTAAGAAAAGCCCCTTGTATCAATTAGAAAAGAAACAGAAAGTCGTTAAAGGCGACCAGGAGTCATAATGCCATACGGAGTAAAAGCACTTAGAAAGTTACAGTTCGGACGCGAGACAACCGCTGGCTCGACCACAGCCGCAACGACTGTCTGGCGCGGAGAGGGCGTCATTGAGGACACCCGCAAGGTGGAGTTCCCTGTTGAGGATGTTGGTTATGTTTCTGGTATCACCAGAACTTATCAACCCATGCTGGGAGCGCAGATTGGCTTGAGCGCTACCCCTGCAACCTTTGAACAGCTTCCCCACATCTTTGAAATGGGCGTTGCTACTACGTCAGGCGTAAGGGATACAACGGGCAGCACCGATTATATCTACACTTACACCATGCCCACCACCGCAGGCACGTTCCTTGCAGCTACATCCAGCGCGATCCCCACAAAGGCGTATTCAATCCAGGGCGGGGACAATAACTCTGCCGAAGTCGTGGAGTTCTGTCACGCAACCGATTTTGAGTTGAGCTTCAAGGCTGGCGAAGCCCTGATGATGAGCGCGACCATTCAAGGCCGTCAAGCTATTGTTCAGGCTTTTACCGCTGGACAGACCGCCCCTACGGTTGCTGAGATTTTAGGCAGTCAGGCAAAGTTCTACATTGATGCAGTTGGCGGAACGATTGGAACAACCCAGATCACAAACGAAGTGATTGCCGCATCCTTGAAGGTCAAGACCGGATTGAAGGCAGTTGCAACCGCCGATGGAAATCTCTACTTCTCATTCATCAAAGGCACGAAGCCCGAAGTGACGCTTGATATTACGTTTGAGCATTCCACAGCCGCCGCCGCTCAGAAGGTTATCTGGCGGGCTGGCACGGCACAACTGTTCCAACTCAAGTTCGTTGGACCCGCTGGAACCGCTCCCGCTGGGGCTACTTATCCCAACAAGACGCTGAAGATCAACCTCGCAGGCATCTACGAGAAGTTTAGCGCCCTTGAAGAAGATGACGGAGACGACACAATTACAGCCACCATTCGCGGCGGGTACAACACCACGGCTGCACAGTTCTGTTCATTCGTGGTTGCCAACGAGCTTAGTGTATTACCTTAGTACGGCTATGCCGTAGATTGGATTTGAAATGGATTTACCAATTAAAGTTATGACGTTTGGTTCAGCTAAGGGGTTTTTGCGTAACAAGCAGAAACTCCTAAAGCTGCAAGTTGAAATGAATGACCCAGATAACACGGAATCAGACAAGGCAATGGCTGAGTTTATTCTGATGTACACAGTCTTTCCGTTAGAAAGAGAAAAGGCTCTGGATATAATCCTTGACTTGTCACAGGAAGAGCTTAATCAGGCAGTCGCTCAAATCACCGGGCAGACAGAAATCCCAAAAGTGAGCGGGGAGAAATCCGCAGATGGCACATTGCAGGAGTCGGAACCCCTCCCCTCTGGGTAATGATACTGGAGGCGGCGAACTATAACCCGCTTCTTGCGCAACAGATGGAAGAAGAACTGACGCCCGTATGGTGGGAGCGGTACTTGCTTGATAGGCACTGGCGCATAAAAGCGATGGAGCAAAAGAGTGGCGAATAACGTACAGATTGATATTACCGCGAAGGATAACGCCTCGGCAGCGATAAACCAGATAAATGGTGCTTTATCTGGTTTAGTAAAATTTGCTGGTGTGGCTCTTATAGCGGCTGGA